CATCGATAAGCTAACCGCTCGTCTACGCGAGACGCAACGTCGCGAGCAGGCGGCTTTAGAGTACGCCAAGCAGGTCCAAAGCCGCGCGCAAGAGCTTGAGCAGCGGTACTTGAAGACTGACGAAGACCGATTGGTCGAGGCCAAGGGCCGTATTGAAACGCAAGTCGTGGCGCTAAAGCAGATCATTCGCAAAGCCCGTGAAGAGGGCGATGTGGATACGGAAACTGAAGCGCAACAGCGTCTTGCCTCGTTGACCTATGAGCAAGGGCAGATTGACGTAGCTAATCAGCAGCGTGCGGCATGGGCCGCGCAGCAACAGGCGGCTGCCCAGCAAGCTCCGCAACAGCAACAGGCGCAGCAACAGCGTCAGGTCGACCCACGGGTGGAAGAATGGGCGGAAAGAAACAAATGGTATGGGCGGGACAACGTCATGACCCATGCTGCTTGGGGCATTCACCGCCAGTTAATCCAAGTGGAGGGATTTGACCCTAGTTCAGACGAGTATTATGATGAACTTGATAAACGTATCCGAGACGCGTTTCCGCAAAAGTTTAGGGAAGCCGCCGGAACGCAGGCGAGTGCGACCAGAACCGTGCAAACGGTTGCACCGGCCTCACGATCCTCAGGGATCAACAGTACTGCACGCCGCACTGTCAAGTTGACCCCAAGTCAAGTGGCAATTGCTAAAAAGCTGGGTGTTCCTCTTGAGGAATACGCCAAATACGTGAAGGAGTAAGGATACATGTCAGACGCCAAAACATCTAATCGCGCTTCTCGTGAGGTCGAATCTCGTGGGAACTCCGCGCGGCGTAAACCATGGGCTCCGCCTTCCCGTTTGGACGCGCCTCCAGCTCCTTTGGGATACAAACATCGATGGATTCGAGCTTCGGCAGGTGGGGTAGAGGACCGATCGAACATTGCAGGACGTATTCGTGAAGGATACGAACTGGTTCGTGGGGACGAGTACCCTGACTTTCCGGTGCCCACGATGGAAGATGGCCGACACGCTGGGGTAATTAGCGTGGGAGGTCTTGTCTTAGCCCGTATCCCAGAAGAGACCGTAGCGGAGCGCAATTCGTATTACCGAGACAAGGCGAACAACCAAATGCAGGCCGCGGATAACGAGCTCATGAAGAGCAATGCTCACTCGAGCATGCAGATTGAGCGCCCAAGCCGTCGGTCTCGCGTTTCATTCGGCGGCTCTAAACGAGCCAGTGAATAACTTTTTCGAGGATTAATCAAATGGCAAACGTCGATAAAGCCTTTGGTCTCCGTCCTCTTGGCAATCTGTCTGCGACTGGTGCTCAGAAGCAGTTCGGTTACCAAATTGCGGATAACCAAAGTGGCGCGATTTATCAGGGCGACCTGGTAACCCTTAAAGATGGGTACATCCTTAAGTTCCTCCCCGCCTCGCATACCGCGGCGGTGGGTGTATTTAATGGCTGTAACTACATCGACCCGACCTCTGGCAAGCCGACTTGGAAGAACTACTATCCGGGTAGCGTCAACATCACTCAGGGCACGATTGTGGCCGACGTGATTGACGACCCCAACCAGTTGTTCCTCATTCAGGCGGATGAGGACGTTGAGCAAGCCGATTTCGGCAAAAACGCTGACGTCGTCGGTACGGGTGGCAGCAACACCACGGGTGTGTCATCGATGGAATTGGATTCGTCCAGCATCGGGACCGCTTCGTCATTGAACCTGAAGCTTGTTGGCCTGTGGGATGTCCCAGGCAATGCGCTCGGGACCTTTGCCGTGGCCGTTGTCAAGATTAACGAGCACCTGTACGGCAGTGCCGGTGTGGCTGGCCAGTAAGGGGTAATTAAAAATGGCAATTTCACGTGCACAACTTGTTAAAGAGCTTGAGCCGGGCTTGAACGCCCTGTTCGGCCTCGAGTACAAGAACTACGAGAACGAGCACGCCGAGATCTATTCGGTGGAAACCTCCGATCGTGCGTTTGAGGAAGAGGTCATGGAGTCAGGCTTTGCCGAGGCTCCGGTGAAGACCGAAGGCGCTGGTGTCGCTTACGACCAAGCGCAGGAAGTCTACACTGCTCGCTACACTCACGAGACGATCGCTCTTGCGTTCTCGCTCACCGAAGAAGCCGTCGAGGACAACCTCTACGACCGTCTCTCGGCGCGGTACACCAAGGCGTTGGCTCGTTCCATGGCTCAAACCAAGCAGATCAAGGCTGCTAACGTGCTCAACGGCGCGTTTGACACCTCGGTCGGTGGCGACAGCAAGCCGCTCTGTGCGGATGATCACCCGACCTTGTCGGGCCCTGATCTGAAGAACGAGCTCACCGTGTCGGCAGACTTGAGCGAAACCTCCCTTGAGCAGGCGTTGATCGACATTGCTGCGTTCACTGACGAGCGTGGCTTGAAGATCGCTGTTCAGGGCATGAAGCTCATCATTCCGAAGGAATTGATGTTCACCGCTGACCGCATCATGAAGTCCACGCTTCGTGTCGGCACCGCGGACAATGACATCAACGCCGTGAAGAACATGGGCATGGTGCCGCAGGGCTACACCGTGAACCACTTCTTGACCGATCCCGACGCATGGTTCATTAAGACCGATGCGCCGAACGGCATGAAGATGTTCCAGCGTGTTGCCATCAAGACTGGTTTCGAGGGCGACTTCGATACCGGCAACGTGCGGTACAAGGCTCGCGAGCGCTACAGCTTTGGCTTTAGTGACCCGCGCGGCATCTTCGGATCGCCGGGAGCTGCCTAATCAAGGCAATGAGAAGGGGGTCGAAAGACCCCCTTCTTTTCTTGTATACGCTGACGTATAGTTAAATTATTCCGGGGTAAACCACAGGTACGGCTGACAGACCCGGCTGACGACATGCAGACAGTCGTACCTAACTCGCATGTGAGGACAACTCAATGAGTCGTACAACTTTTTCCGGCCCGGTCAAATCTGACAATGGGTTCGAGGGCGATGTAACGGGCGGCGTTGATGCCCGTGCAGGCTATGTGGTTCTCTACACCACGACTTCGGCCAGCATTGCTGACATTGCTTCGGCTGTAAACACTTCTGATAAATATATCGGCACGATGGTGTTTGAGTCGGACAACAGCAAAATTAAGGTTGCCACGGGTAGTGCTGCTGCGGACACTTGGGTAGACGCTGACGGTGCGAACGCTGTCACACCTGCCTAATAATTTGTCTCCCGTAAGGGTTTTTAACTCGAGGAGCAAATTATGAGCTTTGCAAGTGATCTCAAGGCTAAAACCTTAACCACGTCAGGCACCGCGGTTAACGGTCGCACACGGGTGCAAGGGGTCTATTACACCAATGCTGGGACCGCTTCTGGTTTTACTTTAAAAACCGGAGGAGCCAGCGGGACAGACATCCTTGACCTAAAAACTCCCGCAACCGTAGGGGCAACGGATCTGATTGTCCCTGATGACGGCATTTTAGCGACCGACGGCGTTTACGTTGCGTTTGCGGATAGCAACGTCGTAAGCGTTACCGTGTTGTTTGTGGGAGGAGCGCCCGCCTAATGCGTAAGGGCATGGGCATTAAGACCTCTGTCAAAAGTGGGAACTTCCGGCCCACCAAAAAGGGGGCCGGAATGACTCGCAAAGGGGTAGCTGCGTATCGACGCGCTAACCCCGGCAGTAAGTTAAAGACGGCCGTGACAGAGGATAGCCCCAGCCCTGCCAGAGCTAAACGACGCAAGTCGTTTTGCGCGCGTTCCGCAGGTCAAATGAAAATGTATCCGAAAGCCGCCAAAGACCCAAACAGCCGTATACGGCAGGCACGTCGGCGATGGAAGTGTTAGCCAATGGAAATCATGGTGTGGAACATCATCCTATCTGCTGTAGTAACGGGGATGGGATTCATGCTTAAGAGTAAGTTTGATGAGCTTGACCGATTAAATATCCTGCTCAATCGAACGAGAGAAGAAGTTGCGAGGGAACACATTACTCGCAAAGAGGTAGACGATCGGATCGAAAAGTTTGTTGCTCACGTTGATCAACGATTCAATCGTCTTGAAGTTAAGTTGGACGAATTACGTAGTTCACGTTATGAGGATTAAACAATGATGTTTAGTGCACGAAACAGCCGTTCTGCTCGCCCGAAGGTTAGAAAAAAGACCGTGGAAGAGAAGCAATCAACACAGCCGCTTGTTCCTGTTGGCGGATTAAATGAACCTGGCGTCAGGCGCGCTAAAAAGGGCGGTATGATGAACAAGGGAAAAGTAATGGACAAAAAAGGCCGTGCGATGAAGAGCAAAAAGAAGGATGCTCGTGGCCGCGCGATGCGAGGTAAGTAAAATGGCTGGACGTGGAATGGGAGCCGCTACCCAAGGCGGCGGATGCGTAAGTTCTGGTCCAAGAAACAAAATGGTTTCTGAACCCAGCAAAAAGACTGGCCCTGTGATGATGAATAAAGGCGGCATGGCCGTTAAGGGCTATAAAAAGGGCGGTATGCCAAAGAAAAAGGTCAAAAAGATGCGTTACGGCGGATCTTGCGGTTAATCGATGGCCACTTCTGGCACTACAGACTTCAACCTATCAATTGATGATTTGGTTGAAGAGGCATTTGAGCGTTGCGGCATGCGGCCGACGAGCGGCTATCAGCTCAACTCCGCACGTCGCTCGCTCAACTTGCTGTTTTTAGATTGGGCCAATCGTGGACTAAATCTTTGGACGATCGAGCAAGCGACCTATACTTTAACGCAAGGCGTTAATGAGATTTCGTTAGACTCCAGTACTGTTAATGTGCTTGAAGCGGTGATTCGTCAGAACACCGGAGGCACAAACACCGACGTTTACATTGAACGAATTAGCCGCGAAGATTGGTTAAACGTCCCCGACAAGACTTCGCAGGCACGCCCTGCGCAGTTTTATGTTCAGCGTACTAATACGCCCAAAGTGTTTTTCTACCCAGCGGCAGATCAAACGTATACGTTTGTGTATTACCGAATTCGTCGTATCCAAGACGCGGGCGGCTACACTAACGACGCGGACATTAACTTCCGCTTTTTGCCATGCCTTGTTTCGGGGCTTGCCTACCAGCTTTCTCTAAAGTTCGCCCCAGATCGCACTCCTGCGCTAAAGGCAATTTACGAGGAGGACTTTGTGCGGGCCGCTATGGAAGATCGGGACACTGCTAGTGTGCAGTTTGTGCCTGATCTAGGGGTCTAGCATGGCCTACGCCACCGGCAAATACTCTTACGGGCTGTGCGATTACTGCGGGCAGCGGTATCCGTACAAAACCCTGCGCAAAAACTGGCAGGGGTTCATGGTTTGCCCAGATGATTACGAACCCAAAGAGCCGCAGCTTGAGCCGCTTCGTTATCGCGGTGATGCGATTGCACTTCGCGATCCTCGCCCCGATCGGATCGAGCCGGTTTCTGTGTTCGTTGGCGCGCCCGGCTTTACCGCTTTTCAAAGCTACGGATCAGTACAAAACACAGCAGATATGCGACCCTATGTTATTGGCAAGGCGCTGATATCCTTGGGCTCAGTGGGTTCTGTATCGGTAACGACATCATGACGTACGACGAGCTGGTCACAAACATACGTAATTACACCGAGGTAAACAGCAATGTGTTTACCAGCTCGGTGATTAACACGTTCATTACGATGGCGGAGAATCAAATCCTTCGCGAAATTGATCTGGACGTTTTTAAACTTGAAGCCACTGCCAATATGACGCTGGGCAACAAGTTTCTAACGGCTCCAAGCGATATTTTGACCCATCGATACATGATGATTACGTCGGATAGTAACCAGATCTTTCTGGACTTCCGCGATACCTCCTTTATGAAGGAGTATTGGCCAAATGGGTCTTCAACGGGGGTGCCTAAGTACTATTCCGTTTGGGACCAAAACACGTTTTACATTGCGCCGACCCCTGATCAGTCTTATGTAGTGGAGCTTGGGTACATCTACCGTCCCACGCAGCTTTCTTCGAGTAACACGACGACGTGGATTAGCACGAATGCCCCCGAGGCTTTGTTATATGCGTGCCTCATTCAGGCCTATAGTTACACCAAGGGGCCGGATAATATGCTTCAGTACTTTAAGAACTCATATCGCGAAGCGATACAAGGCCTGGGCATCGAGCAGCAGGGCCGCCGTCGCCGCGATGAGTACCGCGATGGTATGATCCGTCTTCCGCTTAAATCGGAGTCGCCGGGGCCATGATCAGTGTAGTAGCGCCTGTCATAACGGGAGGAGTATCGGTCGAAACCACCACCAACCGTGGGTGGTCGATTGAGGAGCTTGCCCAACGGGCATCGGATAAAATCGTTTTTATCGGGGACCAGTCGCATCCGGTTATCCAGGCGCAGGCGCGGGCATTTAAGGACCGCGTTACTCATGCAGTCGCCTTCTATTTAAGGGAGGCTGTCGAGCAGGACCGTCTAACAATAGCTAATAAGCTTCGTGAGGCGGGGCATCCAGAGCTGGTTCATTTATTAGGAGATTGAGATGGCATTTTCAGGCAACTACATGTGCACCAGCTTTAAAGTAGAGCTGATGAAAGGAGTGCACGACTTTACCACTGGCACGGGCGACACTTTTAAGCTTGCTATGTACGACAACAACGCCGCGTTTACCGCGGCAACCACTGCCTACACTTCAAGCGATGAGGTAGGAGCATCAGGTTCCTACTCAGCGGGCGGCGGCGCGCTGACCAACGTGACCCCGACTAGCTCGAGCACTACGGCTTTTACGGATTTTGCGGATTTGTCGTTTACCAGTGCAACGATTACAGCTTATGGCGCGTTGATTTACAACGACACCGCAGCAGGCGATCCGGCGGTATGCGTACTCGACTTTGGTGGGGCCAAAACCTCAACTAATGGCACGTTTACAATTATCTTCCCGACCGCTGACGCATCGACCGCTATTCTGCGTATCGCTTAACGGAGGCCGTTAAATGGCCCTCGTTCTTGCAGATCGGGTCCTAGAGACCACTACCACCACAGGTAGCGGGACCATTACGCTTGCGGGGGCAAACTCCGGCTATCAAGCGTTTTCAACCGGCGTCGGTGATGGGAACCAAGCCTATTACACCATTGCGGGG